GGTCGCCTCCGCGCGATGGTTGTCCGCATGTGAAAAATTTTTTCAAGTAGAAAGTACCCTACCAATAGACACTTACGGAAGGAGGTCCAAAATGGCCACGGAAAGACCCAAAGTCAAGTTCGATGACAACGGCGAGATTATTGTCACCACAAAAGTGTTATGCCAAATTCTGGACCTCGGTCCGGAAATGATATCACGCCACAATCGTGCAGGTATGCCGAAGGTGGCAACGGGTTGGTGGAATGTTCGCGAGGTTCTTGTTTGGCTTGGCATGTCTAAGGATAAGGACGGAACGAAATCCGCTGCTCAAAGAAAACTTGAAGCCGAGGCGGACTACAAGGAAGCCAAAGCGAAACGCGAAAAGCGAATGAACGAAGTTCTTGAAGGCCAGTATATCGCAGTTGAGGACGTAACTCGGGAATGGACTGGACGCGTTAACGAATTGAAATCATCCCTTGGGCTGTTACCCAAAGCGGTTAGCAAAGAATTTCCAGATGCAGAAACAAGGGTGATTGTAGAGAGGACGGTGAATGAGTGTGTCAACGAGTACCTCGAAAGCTACGCGCGCGACGGCGTCTACACGAAAGCGAAGAAAAGTTAATTCCAAAAATTCTAAGAATCCGAATAAACAATGTCATTACAATTCATCACACGATTCTAGTACATCGTTTACATGGACGGCGCAAGAACTCGCAGCATTCAAGCCTCCGGAGCGGTACACCGTTTCCACATGGGCCGATAAGTTCCGAGTACTCCCAAGCACTAGTGCAGAACCCGGGCCATGGCACACGCACCGCACTCCATACTTACGAGAGCCTATGGATATGTTCAATAACAATCTGATTGAATCGATTGTACTGTGCTTTGGTGCGCAGATTGGTAAGACCGAAGCTGAGCTCAACATGATAGGGTTCGCGCTGCATCAATCTAAGGCACCAGTAATGACGGTCTATCCAACAGATACGTTAGCAAAATTTAATAGCGATAAACGTGTTGAGCCAATGATCAAGAACACAGAGCCATTGGCTGAAATGTACAACGAAAACGAAAGTTCAAAGTTAGAACTCAACTTCAACACAGGGAACTACCTGGTATTGTCCGGTGCTAACTCTCCATCGAGCCTAGCGTCAAGAGCTATCAAGTATGTGTTCTTCGATGAAGTCGATAAGTATCCGGTATTCTCCGGCAAGGAAGCCAATCCGATTAAGCTGGCAACGGAACGTACTAAGACGTTCGTTGATGCCAAACACGTGATGGTATCAACTCCAACAGTTGAGAATGGCAATATCTGGACCGCTTTCAAGCAAGCTCACGCACAGAAAGAGTACTATGTACCGTGCCCACACTGTGGTGAGTATCAAAAGCTCGTGTTCAAACAGATTAAATGGCCCGATGAGGCTAAAGGCAATAAGGACCGCATCAGGGACACCGCCTATTATGAATGCGTGCATTGTAAGAAAGCGATACACGATAAGCACAAAATGGATATGCTTCGTAACGGAGAATGGCGAACCGAAAACGAGCCCGATTGTCGAGTGCGTTCGGTTGGATACCACTTATCGTCCTTATACTCTCCATGGATAGCCTTTGGGAAAGTTGCGTATGAGTTCTATACTTCAAAAGACTTTCCGGACCAATTTATGAACTTTATCAATTCATGGCTAGCAGAACCTTGGCGAAGTGCTAAGACGAAAAGCACACAAACGCTACACTTCACGGAATCAACCTTTGAGCGTGGCGTAGTACCGGATAAGGCAACGTTACTTATCGCTAGCGTTGACGTACAGCTTGACCACTTCTGGTGGGAGGTTAGGGCCTATGCGCCAGGAGTGAAGTCCTATCTTATTGATTATGGCCAAGCCAGTACATGGGATGACCTAGAGGAAATCATAGTCAATAGGGAATATCCAACAGAATACGGCGAACCTAGACAGGTGATGAAGGCGGGCATTGACTCAGGCTTCAGAACGGACGAGGTGTACCAATTCTGCGCAAGGTTCCCTGAAATATGTATTCCGCTCAAAGGTTCGTCCAATCATAAGACCCTAACGGCGCCGTACTCCATGTCAAGTGTTGAGAAGGGCGTTATCGGAGGCCTTAAATTGTACGTCCTTAATACGGACTACTGGAAGGACTTCATATTTGCCCGGATGGTACGGCCAACTGATGAGGTCGGTACAATCCATCTGTTCAGGGAATGCCCTCAAGAATATACCGACCATCTTCGGTCGGAAGAAAAACAAGAAATCCGCAACGTGAAAACGGGTGAAGTTACGGTGCAGTGGAAACCACTCACTGGGCACCCTACGAATCACTTGCTAGATACCTGTACATACAATGCTGCAGTTGCAGATATTGCAGGTGTTAAATATTTAGTTGAACCAGCTGACTATGAGGAAACTGAAGAAGTTGAAGCCTACGAAGATTATGGCGGAGGCATAGGCAATACGGGGCATTGGTTTAGATAGGAGGTGAACCATGAGCGATGTAAATGAACAACTTGAACGGGTCCGTCAAGTGATTGAGGATATCGAAACTAAAGGGTATTCTGAATTGCAAATCGGCGGTAAGCGTTTCAAGGCAATTGACTTACCAGTACTATACGCACGAGAACAAACATTGATGCAACGTGTACATGAGGAGTCAAACGGATATCAAACGGATGCATTCGTAACATGGGGCGGACGATGAATATTATTGACAAAATAATAGGATGGGTGAGCCCACAACGTGCATATGAGCGCCAAGCCTATCGTGATGCGCTACGTCAATATGATGCGGCATCTATGGACAGGTTAAGCAGTGACTGGCAACCTGCGTATGGTACGGCCGAGCAACTTGCAACAGGTTCGCGTGATATAATCCGTGGACGTGCAAGGGCGGCAGAAATGAACAGCGACTTAGCTGAGTCGGCTGTTATTGCATTGTTACGAAATGTAATCGGCACGGGTATTATTCCGCAAGCAAAAGTTAGAAATCGTAACGGTAAATTAAACAACGATCTAAATAAGAAAATTGAAAAAGCATGGGCCAAATGGGCTGAACCTGAAAACGCTGACATTAGGGGCATTTCTAATTTCTATGAACTACAAGAAATGGCGCTAAGACGTATGGTGTATGACGGTGAGATTTTAGTCAATAAAACTTCACAAGGCTCGTACTTACCATTATCCATTCAGTTGATAGAAGCCGAGAATATTGGCGCAGTAAGTATTACAAACGGCAAGAATAATATCATCAATGGCGTTGAAGTTACAGAACATGGCAGGCCAGTAGCGTATCACGTAAGTCAAACGGACCCGATGGGGTTACGTTCCTTTGATACAGTTCGATTAAGCACTGACCAGGCATTTTTATTATTTAAACCGAAACGACCGTCTCAGATTAGAGGTATAAGCCTATTAGCTTTAGTTTTACGCCGAATACACGATATCGACGAATACATGGATGCGGACTTGATTGCAGCCCGTGTTGCAGCGTGTTTTAGCGTTTTTGTAACCTCGCAAAATTCAGCACGACAATCAGCAATATTGCCACGCGATAAAAAAGGGAGACCTAACATTACAATGGCGCCAGGCATGGTTAGGCATTTAAGTCCTGGTGAATCAATTGAGTTTGCAGACCCTAAGCGTAATGCAGGAACTGCAAGCGAATACTCGGCAACTCAGACCAGACGTATCGCGTCCGGTCTTGGTATGAGCGCTGACATCGTAGCGCGTAATATATCTGGGAATTTCTCAGCGGCAAGGCAAAACTTGTTAGAGGACCAAAAGACATTCCGTCAAGTACAGAAATTTGTAATCACACACTTCTGTATGCCAATTTGGAAAGCTTTTATTGACGCTCTTTACTTAGCGGGCGAATTACCTTCTGACTACTTAGCGAACAAGGACAAATACCAAGAGGTAGCTTGGCTTGCACCGGGGTGGTCATGGATTGACCCTGTTAAGGAAGTTAACGCCAATAAAGAGGCGATTAAATCGGGTCTTACAACTTTAGAGGATGTGTGTGCATCATCTGGACGTGATTGGGAAGAAGTTCTTGAACAACGGAAACTCGAACAGGATAGAGCCAAGGAGCTCGGGGTGTTACTTGATTATTCCAGTGAGTTGCAACCATTGATGGACCCAGATAGTGACAATAACGTCCAACAATCACAGGAAGGAGCTGATGGCTAACAATGGACGAAAATGAAAAACGTAGCATTTATGGTAACTATTGCCGTGAATCTACGATTGACCAAGTCGACTCTGACAATCGGACGGTAGAACTTTCCTTCTCCTCCGAAACGCCATATGGCCGTTGGTTCGGCGATGAAATCCTTTGCCATGATGAAGAATGTATCAATCTCGATAGATTTAACGATGGCTTAGGCACCGTGCTATTTAACCATGATCGTGATGCGGTCGTGGGGCATATCGAAAAGGTGTGGATTGAAGATAATCGCGGTAAAGCGCTAGTACGCTTTGACGATGATGAAAAATCCGACGCCATATTTAAGAAAGTCCAATCCGGTACGCTTCAAGGTGTTAGCGTTGGATACTCTATTAAACGCTATGAAGCGCTTGATGAGAAAGATTCTGTATCCAGTAATGGCAGATTCAAAGGGCCGGACACATATGTAGTAACGGATTGGGAACCCTTAGAAATCAGCATTGTATCCGTACCTGCAGACCCTACGGTCGGCGTAGGTCGCAGTGCAGATGATATTCAAGTTCATACAATTATTGACACACAGGAGGAAAACAAAGGTATGGATGGACAAGAAAAATTGACTGAAACTCCAGAAGTGAAATCCGCTCCAGTTGAAGGCGGTATCACAAAAGAAGAATTGGCGAAAGCTATGGAAGAAGAACGTAAACGTACTTCCGAAATTACTGCTATGTTCCGCGACTTCGATGTTGAAGGCGCAGACGAAGCAATCGTATTGGGCAAATCCGTTGACGAAGCACGTGAAATGGTTATGGATCAATTACGTGCACGCAACAAAGGTGTATCTGTAACAATGGGCGAAGCTGAATCTGATAAGTTCCGTGCAGCAGCACAAGACGCTGTATTGATGGCAGCAGGTATCCCAGTAGCAGAAGCTGCACCAGGCGCTAACGAATTACGCGCACATTCCTTAGTTGAATTGGCACGTGAAGCGTTACAACGTGAAGGCCTTCGTGCTAACTTTGGCGATAATTTGGAATTGGCTCGTGAAGCTATTAACTCCACATCCACATTCCCTGCTATCATGTCCAACTTGGCGAATAAATCCGTAATGAATGGTTTTAACGAAGCAGAAACTACTTACCAATTATGGGCGGGTAAAGGCTCTAACCGTGACTTCAAAGAAGCTACACGCGTAGCGTTGTCTGAAGCAGGCGACTTGGAATTAGTTCCAGAAGGTAGCCAATTCAAAGCTATGACATTCAAGGAAGCTTCCGCGCGTACTAAAGTCGCTACTTACGGCAAATTGTTCAGCTTAACACGTCAAGCTATCATCAACGATGACCTTGGTATGTTCTCCGCTATCGCAACTCGTTTTGGCTCCGCGGCTAAACGTTTGGTTAACAAAATGGTATACGCACAATTGACAGGTAACGTAGAAATGGAAGATGGCGTTACATTGTTTAACAGCAAACACGGTAACGTTGCATCCACAGGTGAAGCATTATCTGTAAAAGCTATTGCTAAAGCAGTAACTGCTATGCGCCGTCAAAAGGGTATCCAAGGCACGGCTACACTTAATATCACACCTAAATACTTAATTGTTCCACCTGAACTTGAAATGGTAGCATACCAACTCATGAACTCCACTGCAGACGTGGCAGGTGTTAACTCCGGTGTGGTTAACCCATACAAAGGTCGATTCACTGTTATCGCTGATGCAGAAATCACTGACCCAGATGCATGGTACTTAGTAGCGGATGCAACTCAACACGATACTATTGAAACTACATTCTTGAATGGCGTAGAAGCTCCTCGCTTAGAAACTCGTCAAGGTTTCGATGTAGATGGTATCGAATATAAAGTTGCATTGGACGTAGGCGTACGTGCTCTTGACTTCCGTGGCTTATACAAAAATGCTGGTAAATAATTAGGGGGTAACGATATATGATGACACAATTCGTACAAGAAACTGACCGCATTGACATTACTGCAACTGCAGAAGTCAAAGCCGGTAATATCGTAGAAGCTGGTGCACTTCATGGTGTGGCTATCACTGACTTAAAAGCTGGTGAGGTTGGCGCCATTAAAGTAACTGGCGTATTCAAAGTAACGGCTAATAAGACCGATACTTTTGAAGTCGGTGACGTAGTTAACTTCTTGACAGACAAAGCTGTTAAAACAGGCGGTAAACCAATGGGTATCGCAGTAGCGCCTAAAACTGCTACACAAGATACAGTTACCGTTATGCTAGTGCAAGCTGTCAAAGTTGGCGCATAGTCAATAGCTATATTATGAGGATAACGGGGGCCATACGCCCCCGTTAAACCTATGAGGTACAAATATGTATACATACGATGAAAACGTCCTCCTGGGGGCATTTGGTGAGAAAATCACATATGAAGGTAAGACCATCAAGGCGAGCGTGGAAATCGGTGAGTACGATGGCAAGGGTTCAGGATTCGTAACCGGATTAGCTGATAAGGCTAAGATATGGATACGAACCAAAGATATACCACTCCCTAAGACGAAGGATGAAATCTACATCCATGGTAAGAAGTGGTATGTAGACCATATCTCCGATAGCGATGATAGGATGCACTGCCTAGAAATCGTGGCCAACGTAAGGACGGTGAGACCATGAGTAATGAGCCTATCACCATTAATGATGGTGCTACACCGTATCTTGAATTTATCGCTAAAACGAAACCTGACTGGATGCGTAAGGCGATGAAGTCGATGGGGTTCATGATGTCTAAGGCTATCAAGGAGGGCATCAAATCCGGAGCACCAGGCGGTAAGAAATACGCCAGTTTCATGCCACCGGCTATGAGGGCACAACTCGAAGCAGCATTCGGCGCTAAAGTTAGAAGAGCTTACAGAAAAGGTGGTAAGGCTGACCGCGAAGGCTGGACGCATAAGTCTCGTGATGAACTTATCGCGAGTGGTGTAAAAGCCGGCACGGTTGGTTATACGCCTCTTGGTAAGATGTACCGAGCCGTAGGGTACCAGTACGACGCTAAGTCTGAATCGGTTAAAGTTGGATGGCTATCTAATTCAGCTAAGAAATTAGGGGAACAGATAGAGAAGGGCTACACCAAGAAAATTACGGAAAACATGCGTAAGAAATTATTTGCGCATGGGTTCCAGTTGGCCAAGGGGAAAACGACCTTCACCATTAAACCTCGTGAAACTTTCGGGCCGATGCGTAACGCCCTTCAACCTAAACTCGTACCGTTTCTTGAAAAGAAAATCGGGGAGTACGCACTCGGTAACACCTCATGGGGCTTCAGTAATCGAGTATACAAAGTGAGGTAGCTATGCAAACAATTCCACTCGCAGTCATTGCGAATCGTTGGGTTGAGGCAATCAAGGACAATGATCATATCAATGAGTTCTGTAAGGCGAAGTATGGTAAGGAGCTGTCCATATACGTAGGTTATGACGACGCCGGTGCTCCCCTTGAGGAGGATTGCCCATGCGTTATTGTCCTTATGGATTCAAAGTCTGAAGGGCTCGCAGATTCCTATTCGTATACGCTCCAACTCGTATGGGGGGTACATCGGAAGGAAGCGGAGCGTAATGGCCGTGTCATTACCTATACGGGGGCCTTTGAAACCGATGAACTTGGCCAGCTACTCATTGAATGTATTATGGCAGTCAACCCTAATTATCCAGTCATTAACATTGACTATGAAACGGATAATGTATCGTGGCGCCCTGTGTATCCAGGAAAGGCCACATTCACAATAGAAATACCGCACGTAATCGGCGGTCACGTTGAATATTAATAGGAGGATAACATGGCAGTAGCTAAGCGTGCGCAAGGCGCACAATCCAAATTAACAATGGCTTTTGAGACTGACTTTGGCGTTACACCGTCCACCGGTGGCGTGGTTATGCCAATCATTAGCTCCTCGTTAAAAGCAAGTCAAAATCTAAATGATTCTAATGTAATTCGTGGTACACGTAATCCTGCGGCACCTAGCCGGGGTAACATCGATGCATCCGGCAGTATTACACCACCAGTCGATGTAATCGGTTTCGGTTATTGGCTAAAATTAGCCTTTGGCGCGCCTACTTCCACCGCAGGTGCAGGTTCCGCGCATAAGCATGTGTTCAAAATCGGTCCGGATATGCCATCCGCTACATTCGAGCAAGGCTATAAGGATATCAGCACATATCAACAATTTAGTGGTATTCGCATGAATAAGATGGCGCTTAACTTTGGCGGTGACTCCGAGTTAACAGCCACTATCGACGTAATGGGATGTAAGGAAACAATGGCGGCAGTGCCATTTGATACAGCACCCACTCAAATTGCATTTACTCCATTTGAAAACCTTGAAGCCACAATCAAAGAAGGTGGCGTGACAGTAGCTAACGTATTGTCTCTAAGCCTTAACATTGATTTCGGCTTGGATGGCGATTCCTACGCTATCGGTAATAAAGGGTTCCGTACCTATATCGATACAGGTATTGTCGGTGTATCTGGCACATTGAAAGCGTTCTTCCAAAACATGGACCTATTGAACAAAGCAGTAAATGGTACAGAATCTAGCCTTGAATTGACACTTACCAAAGGTGCTAACTCCTTGGTTATCAAATTACCTGAATTGATTTACGAACGTAACTCCCCTGGTATCGATGGTCCTAAAGGCGTTAACATTGAAATGCCATTCAAGGCATACTATGGCGACGATTCTGAAGAATCCGCCGTGCTATTCGAATTAACTAATACGCAAGCAGCATATTAACTAGGAGGTAACTATGAAGATTCAAGGTAAGGAATTAAAAGCAAGAGCCCTCACATGGTCTGAACGTGAAATGCTGATTAAAGCAGGATTGGACTTCGTATATTGTCCGGTCGAAGAAGATGATCAACTGGCAGGTATCATTCGTAGCCGTGACATTATGCGGTTCATCTTGATGGATGTATATGGCCTCAGTGATGAGGACCTTAATACTGTATCTGATAAGGAAGCTATGGACTTTGCAGGCAAAGTTATCACCGCTACATTCCAGGTACAAGACGCTACAGAAAAAAACTAAAAGAGGTGTGGGGGTGGATGTCCTCTGACCGTCCGAAGTATTGCCAAGGGTGTAGGGAGTTACAATCCGCCACCCGGCAGTCCTTCGACTGTTCGGAGTGTGAATACAATCCTCCGCACCTATTATTTGGCACGAAATTGGCTATGAAACTGTATACCCTATCACGAAGTCAACGCATATATCACACAGGGGGGCTAGCAGGATTTGATTATCCGGCTATCCGCACCGTTGCGGAAATGAATAATATCAACCTGGGTCCGATGTTATTCAACCTCATGTGGATATTAGAGGGATTAGAAATGGAGGCGATGAATAAGGATGTCGAATAACGTAGTAGATATCGTAGTGCAACTGACCGATAAGAATACGCAAGCCGGTTTAGAGAAAATCGCAGCCGCCTCTAAGGGGACAGTTGCCGAGCTCGCAAAATTAAAAACAGAAATGTTGACCATTGGAGCAGGTGCAGGTATCACCGGTCTAGGGTCAAAGCTCGCCAAAGAGGCACTCGATTGGAATTTATCAGTCAAGAAAATGCAGTCCTTAACAGGTGCCACCGCGGAACAGGCTAGTACTTTTATCTCCGTGGCCAACTATATGGGCGTAGCTACCGACGTAAGCACTACGGCGTTTGCCAAGTTTGCGAAGGCAATATCAAACGCACAAGATAAAATGCAAACAGCCTCGGCTGAGGGGAAGCTTGCGACCGATATGTTCAGTCGGTTAGGGATTAGTATTGATCAGATTCAAGGGAAGAACACTCTTGAAGTATTCCAGATTACCCAAGAACGTCTAAGAGGCATGAAGGACGGCGCGGAAAAAACTCGCGTCGAAATGGAATTGTTTGGTAAAACAGGGTACCAACTCCACGGCATGTTGAATATGTCTGCAGAGGCGATGAAGCAAGTCGAGGACCGGGCACGCGCCATGGGCCTTATCATTGACGATGAAGCGGCTAAGAAATCGGCGCAGTTCAATCGCCAATTAAAGGACATGGAACAGACCGGCAAACGTTTGGCCATCATGATTGGCCAAGAGTTATTGCCAGTGATTATGGACTACACGCAATGGGCTATCGACTTGACAAAGTCCTATAGTAGTATGGCCACCGAACAAAAGGAAGCTATCTCGGGGGTAGTGAAATTTAGTTTTGAAGCTGGTATCGCTGTTACTGTAATTCAGTCCGTAACGACGGCATTAAAATTCATGAGACTTGCTACATTAGCGGCTGCAGGCCCTTGGGTAGCCTTGGCCAGTGCTATTGCGTTGGCGGGTAAAGCATTGCTTGACTATCGATACAAGGAGCGCACCAAAGGTACTGACCTTGGTGTTGAAGTCAATGGAATGAAAGCCCATCGGAATATGAACTCCGATAAGGGTACAAGTGAAGCCTACATGGCGAACCACGACGGACGGTACTGGGTTGAGGATAGTTCCTTCTTCGGACTTATTAAGAATGACCGCCTAGCCACTAAGGAGGAAGGCGCTCAAATTGACGCAGCTATGAAAGCTAAGGAAGAGGCTGACGCGGCGAAGAAGAAAGCTGAAGAGGAGCAGGCCAAGTTAGACCAGGAAATCGAGAACGCTAAGAACGGCTTATCGAATAACGAAGCTATTAATAAGGCTAATGAGGAAGCCGGTAAAGCGGCGAAGGCCCAAGAAGCTGCAGCTAAGAAAGCAGAACAAGCGGCTGAAAAATTAGCTAGCTCCGTGGAACGTCTTAACGACATGATTCGAAGTCTAACACTCCAATCGTTGGAGATTGACGGAAGTCAGTACGAGATCGATAAGCTTAACGCTAAGAACCAATACGAATCGAACAATAAGAACATTCGAGATATTATTCGTTCCGCAGCGGGGCTTAACAGCGTAGGCGGTGGTAGCGGTGAAGCTTCCGGCGTATTAGCTGCAGCTAATACTCAACTTGGCAAGGCCTACTCACTAGGCGCCGATGGTACTTGGGCTACGGATTGTGGCAAGTTGTTCGCTGATTCCGTTAAGGAAACCTTTGGAAAGGACGTACCTCGTTATGTTCCTTCCATTATGGACGCGGCAGCAGCTGCGGGCGCATGGCATCCGGCTGGTGATGGATATACACCTCAAGCAGGCGATGGCGTCGTAGTCCTTGGTGATAATCACATCGTAATCTCTGATGGCAACGGCGGATACACTGGTGCTAATTCTAGTACAGGGGTAGTTGCTAAGCAGTCTGTTGAAGGTGATTTCGGGGCTGTTACCGGGTATGTAGATACTGCTAAATTGGTAGGCACATCTGCAAGCGCATCGGCTTCTACAGATGCCCTTAAGAACGCTAACGCGCAAGCGTTGGCCAACTCCAACCTAGTGGCCGAGGCAAGGGCCAAGAACGAAGAAGTATATCAAAAGAAACTTGCTGAGGCTGAGCGCAATCAAACTATCCGCGTTCGCAAGATGAATGAGGATATTACGAAACTTGACCTTGAGCGTACAGGGGACAGACTCCAACTTATCAAGACTGAGTCCGATGCACAAAAGGCTCAAATTGAGGATAACGTTCGCGAGTACACCAAGGCCGTAGGGGACAAGAAACTCGCTGAGAAGAAGGCAGAGTCGGAACGATTGAAACTCGTAGCCGATACTGAGCAGAAAATCCGAGAGCTTGCCTACACACAAACGACTGAGGCATTAGATCATCAGTCCAACCTGGTGAAACTTGGCCACCTTACACAGGACCAGTCCGACGCCATCTTGGCGGAACAACTGCAAGCCTACATCGACTATTCTAAGGACGAGCTAGCTAATGCACAGATGACGGCTACGCAACGATTACAGATTGAGAAGAACCTAGTTGAGGCCCAACAAAAGCTATGGGAGATGGCAGGACGTAACTTGAAATCTCGATTGAAGGAAGCTGCGCGCCAATATCAAGAGGAAACAGTGAATTATGCTGACCTTGCAAAGTCGACCTTTGACAGTACCATGAGCAATATCAACTCCACCTGGACAAGTAATCTCGAGGCCATGGCCACAGGTACGAAGTCCTTTAGTAAGGGGCTTATTAGCATATTCAAGGATATGACGAATAGCATTATCAAGATGATGGTGAACCTATCCTTCCAACAATACCTACAACCGAAGCTACAAGGCTTATTCGGCGGATTGGCTGGAGGCATAGGGAATATTGGCGGAGGTGCTCGTACATTCTCGAGCGGTAGGTCCTTTAGTTCAGCGTTCAGTAGTCGAGGGTTCTCTAAGTTCGCATCCGGCGGGGTAGCGCCTACAGGTATGACATTGGTCGGTGAAAACGGTCCGGAGCTCCTTCAATTCAACGCTTCACATCGTATCTATAACGCTAGTCAAACTCGTAAGATGCTAGGTGGTAATCAGGGGAATAACGTTACTGTTAACATCATCAACCAATCTGGCCAAGCCCTTGAATCTGAGCAACAAAGCTCGAGATTTGATGGCGAAAATTACATCATCGATGTAATGGTTAAGGCCGTAACGAATAACAAAGGGGGTGCGCGCGACGCTATTAAAGCAGCCGCAGGTTAATCATGGCAACATTTCCAAACATTAGATATCCAATATATCCAATTCAAGAAACTACACCGGATATGACCTATAAAGGCCAGGTAGAGAATATGACGATTATTAGTCGTCGTAAGACTACTAAGGCCCTACGGTCATACAACGTGAATTATAAGGTGCCTACCTCCGAGTATTTACGGCTAAGGGCGTTCTTCGACGAGGTCAACTGTTCGACCGTGTTTGACTGGACGAACCCTGAAACGAAGGAAACTATCAAGGTACGTTTCAGTGATCAGTTAGACTTCGCAGCGAATGACTACGGCATATGGGTTGGCACCGTGAAATTACAGGAGGCATAATATGTTAACACTTTCAACCGCTTCTATCTTGGAGAAAAACAAAATAGACGCCACAGGTGTATGGCTCATGCTCCTTGATATCGAATACAAAGGTGATATCGTCCGACTTGTGTATAACACGGAGGATATTACCTTCCAAGGGAACAAGTACATCGCGTTTCCGTTTAAATTAGCGGACGTCAACCATAACTCGACTGACCTTCCAAATGTTAAATTGTCCGTGTCCAATGTGACACGGACTATCCAACGCCTGGCGGAGGATAATCAAGGGTTCACGGGTGCGAATGTCATTGTCCGTGTAATAAATACAAATATACCAAATGTGTGCGAAGTAGAAGAACACTTCGTTATTACAGGCTCCGTTGCTAATGCTGAATGGATGGAGTTCACACTAGGTACGGATTTTAGTTTTACACGTCGGTTCCCCTTAGTCCGCATCATGAAGGACTTTTGTCCTTTCAAGTTCAAAGGTGTTCAGTGTGGATACAAGGGCGATGAAAGCGAGTGTAATAAGACTTTGTCACGATGTCGAGCACTAGGTAATAGCGTTCGATTCGGAGGCGAGCCAACGATTCCACAGGGAGGTCTGTATGCATCTAACAAGTGATATGTCTGATATGTTGGGTACTCCATTCGAGGAGCTTAAATGTTGGGACGTAGTGGCCGAGGTGTATCGCCGTAATGGTGTTACACTTCCTAACTACACAGATATTCCTATGGACGAGTGGCAAGAGGTCAAGGAACCTACGGAGGGCAGTGTCCTGGTATTCTCGCTAAAAGGTAGGGAACTTGACCATGTAGGCGTGTATTTAGGTGATGGTCGATTCATTCACGCTACTAAGCCAAGCGGTGTATGTATTGAACACATCTCTAAATACGTCCCAAGACTTAAGCATATATACGATAGAAAGGAGTAGCCGATGATTAATGTAGTGCTAGTAAGGAATCCGTTTAAACCGGATCAGCATGAAACACAATACCGCCCTTATAAGGCAAACATGCCATTAAGCTTTTACGCTAAACAAGATGGCGACTGGGTATACTCCATTAATGGCCAAGAGGCTACGCTTGATACTATCGTGAACGATGGCGATTATATCGTGGCCATGCCTCAAATCGATGGTAAGTTCTTTGGAATTATCTTAACCATAGGTCTTAGTATCGCTACAGGCGGTATCGCTAGTGGCGCTATATTCGGTATCCAAAGTCTAATATGGCGCACAGTACTCTCCATGGCCATTGGTATGATTGGCAATATGCTTGTCAATAAGTTAACCCAGCCAAAGGCTGACCGCTCCAATTCTGATTCAGCACAGGCTAATACCTATGGATGGGGAGGAGCCAAAACTGTAACCGGTCAAGGGTACCCTCTAGCCGTTACATACGGCCGTATGAAGAGCGCAGGGCTCCTCTTATCGCGTCACATTATCAGTGACGGTGAAAAGCAGTACCTCAACCTCTTGTATTGCGCCGGTGAAGGCGAGTTATCCAAAATCGAGGATATCCGTATCAACGCTAACCCTATTAGTAACTACCAGGATGTGCAAGTGGATATCCGATTAGGCACCAACGACCAAACTGTTATCCCGAATTTCAACGATAACTATGCAGACCAAGTACTCAACTATGAACTTAAAACCGGGTGGAGTACGCAACGTGTGCAGGGTGACGCGTGCAATGCTATCGAGTTAACTATCAGCTTCCCTAATGGCTTGTATTACTCCAATGATACAGGCGGTATGGATGCTACATCGGTTACTCTTGATGCTGAAATCCGGAAAGTTGGGGAGGACGAGGAGTGGCATAAGTTACCACTCTCCAACCAAAAGGGTATGCAAGCCTTTGTTAAGAAATCCGGAGACGGATGGTCCTTTACTCGTCAAAAGTCTGATGCAGAAATCGCTGAAGGCGACTATAGGGGCAAGGTTACAGAGGCTACAAACACCGCGTTCTATCGAGTGTACCGATTCGATAACCTCGATAAGGCTCAGTATGAAGTTCGTGTTCGGTGCTCCAGTAAGGATGGCAGTACCATTCGATACAACAATAAAGTGTACTGGAACCAGTTAACGCAGATTATATATGATGACTTCGTCCATCCAGGCAAAGCATTAATCGGTATCAAAGCTTTGGCCACATCTCAACTTAACGGCTCTGACCCTGAAGTATCCTGGATACAAGAACGCTCCGCCGTATATGTGTTCAATCCATACCAACAAAAGTACGAAGTCCAACGTGCGGATAACCCGGCATGGGCGGCGTATGATCTACTTCACATGGCTCGTAAGTTTGGCGATGAGTATGTAGTGTTTGGCCAGCCTCATGGACGTATGGACTACGATGCATTTAAGGCATGGGCAAATAACTGCGATAAGAACGGATTCACCTTTAACTATATCTACGATAGCGCTAGCCGGTTATGGGATGCGCTCAAATATCCGGAGAACGTAGGGCGGGGTAAAGTCATTCCACAGGGAACTAGATTCACCTGTGTTAGTGATTATAAGTCGACACCGGTACAACTATTTACCGTGGCCAACATTAAGCAAGGTAGCTTCTCCGAGGAGTTCCAAGGAATCCAAAGCCGTGCCAACTCCGTGGAAATCTCCTTCCTTAATAAGGATAAGGACTACGAGCGTGATGTTATCCCCGTGTATGGTGATACCTACGATGAATCGGATACACTTACCAACCCGGCACAAATTGAGCTCATGGGATGTACTAGCCTAGACCAGGCGTTCAAACATGGCAAGCACTACCTACGATGCAATAAGTACGAGGTGCGTACTGTATCTATCGAAGCTTTCACCGATGCCATAGCGTGTACGATAGGGGATATTATTCTTATCCAACATGACGTACCTGAATGGGGCGAAGGCGGTCGAGTTGTAGCTGTTACAGGTACTACTATCACCCTTGATAAGGAAGTATCAGCATTACCTGGCAAGCAGTACCAATTACTAATACGGAACAACGCTACTGATGCGGTGACTACATTCACAGTACTAAGCGTAATTGGCCATAACGTAACGGTTAAGGAAACGATTGCAGTCGAACCAGGTAGCGTGTACGCCTTTGGAGAGTTAACCAAAGCAGCTAAACCCTTTAGGGTGCTAGCTATCACGGAAGGCGGTACAGACCTTACCCGCAAGATACAGTGTATGGAATACTATCCAGAAGTGTATACGAACGATGATGGCTCTGTTCCTGTTATCGACTATAAGTCTGAAGTTGGTAGCGACATCGAGGATATAGGCCTCGTAAGTGATGTATACGGCGCTAATGGCATTATGTACTCACGAATCGCCGTCCGTTGGCAACTGCCTCGTGATGGCAAGATAACCAACGTAGTAGTTAACTATCGGAACGCTAAAAGTGATACCTGGAAATACGCGGGGAACTTCCCTGCATCACCTAATAGCACGGAGATATCCGATGTACTATTAGGCGCTACTTACGAGGTTAAGGTGCAAGCGATTAACGATTTAGGGCAACTCACCACGGGGGTTACGAAGGAAATCGTGATTCCTAAGATGCAAGCGCCTGGCGATGTGCAGAACCTACACGTCATTAGTCGCTACAATCTAACCGCCGATAAGAGCGTGTACTATGACCTTCAAGTGATGTTCGAACCACCGGCTAATCCTGGCAACTTTGATAGCGCTGAGGTGTGGTACAAACTTAAATCTAAGAATGGCCAAGTTATCGCCGGTCAAGATTGGCAGTATGCGGGAAGTAGTAACAGCCAGGTTATTATCAAGGCTTTGGGCCCTGGTGAAGAGTACGAGGTTAAGGCTGTGGCCGTGGATAGGTTTGGTAATCGGTCCGATACCGCACAGGTGGTTGACGTCGTAGTCAAGGCTATGGACGAAGTACCGGACATGCCTAAGAACTTTACTGTGGCCTTTAAGGACCACGCCACCGCATCATGGAACGATGTCCTAAACGCTGACGTGGATTACTACGAACTACGTACGGATAATGACTCAGGCAAGGATACCAACGCATTACTCGCGAAGGTGAAAGGTACCTCAGCTAACTTACCGCTTACGAAACGAAGCGGCACGGTGTACTTGTACGCACGAAGTACGCTAGGCAAGTACTCAACGCCCGCAACATATTCGTACAACTTGCCACAGTTAGAGGCGCCTACGTTCGAGGTCAAGGACCAACTTGGAGGGTTCAGCCTGTACTTTGGAGCGAAGCCACCACAGGCGTATGTTATCCGTTGCCACGTTATCGGTGATGATCGTACAGACGATTTAGAGACAACGTCGAGTATGCTCACCTACTCCAATAAAGCCGGGGTGTATCGTGTGCGGTGTGAATACGTTGATGTGTTCGGTAGTAGTTTAGTCGCTGAGAAGTCGGTCACTATTAAGGACAGGGTTGATAAGAGCCTACTTGATGCGGAAGCATTAGGGCTAAAAGCTATGGACGAATCAATTCAAGCGATGAGTTCTGAAGTTGGAACGATGAAAACCTCTGTTAATGGGTTTGCATCTAAATTGGTTCAACTTGATAAGGGTATTACGCAAAAGGTAACTGACCTTAATAAGAACATATCCGGTCAAATTACTACGTTATCCGAGGGTATCGACCTCAGAGTGACACAGGCTATCGGTAACCTGAGTGGTAAGGATATTGTTAGCCGGATTAACTTATCCCCTGAAGGTACTCGAATCGACGGCAAGCTATTACACGTAACAGGCCAAGCACTGTTCGATAATAACATCATCACGGAGGGCATGCTCCAAGCTAACTCCGTGAGTGCGGATAAGATACAAGCCTTATCCATTAGTAGTGATAAGCTCCAAGCGGATAGCGTTACCGCGGATAAGTTAAAGGTAAATAGCCTTGACGCTATCACGGCAACGATTGGTACGCTCCGCACTAAAACGAGTGGTGCTCGAGTTGAAATATCCGATAACTTAATCCGTGTATTTGATGATAACAATGTACTGAGAGTGAGGTTAGGGGTGTTTAGATGATAATTCTAATAATCTTAATTCTGCTACTATTAGCGATGGCGGTTGCAGTACTACTAATAATAAGGAGAAAACATAAAATGCCACAGGGGATTGAAATATATAACGAATATGGAGAAAAAATACTGTCTACTGATGCAAGGTTGACTCGCTCGTTAATGTGCGTCCCTTGCACATCGTGGACTGGGTCAGCAAAAGTAATAGGTAAACAAAAGGATACAACTATCTACGTCATTCCTTTTGTATCCGTTTCTTATAAGGGGAACTTCCCAACAACGAAATTTATCAAAACTTGGATTAATCAAGATACGGTGTACTGGGAATATACACGGATTAATAACCATTTCTTTGATAATGATACGTTGGCGATTGTATTGTTTATAGGAGAATACTAATATGAGCGCAACTTATCTCGAAGTCAACAATGACAAAAATCAAATCATCATTAACGATGAGTACAGAAATTTTAAATTGCACAGCGTCGTGCCAAAAGTTGTTAGCCTATTTTTCAACACCCGTGTTGCGGCTGATGATAGCGGAAGAATGTATTTGAACTTTATTAAACCTATTAATGAAGATTGTGTTATCGCCTCAGCATATGCGCGTCAAGTGTGTATGGTATACCCGCATTATAGAATGCATGCACATCCTCAAGCATTATCACCAGAATCGTCGGGTGTTGATTGTTATTTATTTGATAACTATACAGCTCGGGATACTAATTCTACGGGCAAGATTCGAGCAGGATTGCAGGTATTTAACGAACAGGGGCAAACGTTATTTGATTCAGATTATCCTGCTTTGCGCATATTAGATTATATCGATATTGATATAAATGACTGTAAGCCTTGGCAAGACCCAAAGGATGATCGTTATCTAAAGTTTGGTAATGATATATTGTCTCGTTCGTACAATGTTCAGTCTATTGCAGTTTGCTTGCTCAACTCCCCTCCATCTCCTTTTGGCCCATCGGACGGCGTGTATTCAGCGGAATACCTTGGTTATGGCGTATCTATCAAAGGCGGAAACACATTGACTCTAGGAGCTACATGGCAAACAGATATAACGACCAAAGATGCATTAGCAGATGCTGGCGTTGATTCGCGCCTAAGGTTGCTAGTTGCCGACGTAAGTAATCTTAGGAAATCGTAATTTGATATATGAATGAGAGGCACATCTTATGATTGAACAAGACATCACATTATACGCGGGGCAGGACTTCGGTATGACATACGTCGTACCGCCTGGCTCCGATATGGACTTAAGTCAATACCAGGCCGTCTGCAAAATTCGTAAACGGCCCTATGATGATATGAAATTAGAGTTAACTCCTGTGGTACAGTCTAAACAGGTAGGGTTCTTCATTAGCGGAAAGGAATCCGCTAAAGCCCAATTAAAGGGTGGTGATTACCTGTATGACGCGTTTATCTACAATGATCATAAGTGGATAAAGCTCGGACAGGGGACAGTCACCATCGTTCCAGATATTTCAATGCACAAGTAAGGAGGTTCTTTGTATGGAAAACGAATTAATTTTAAAACTCGATAAGGAAACTACAATTCCACTTATCGAGGGCTTAGGTAAAAGCGCCTATGCTATTGCAGTGGCTCATGGGTTCAGAGGTACTGAACAGGAATGGCTTGACAGTTTAAAAGGATTACAAGGTCCTCAAGGTGAACCCGGTCTAAAAGGCGACCCATTCCGATATGAGGACTTTACGCCAGAACAATTAGAGGCCTTGAAAGGTCCTAAAGGTGATAAGGGCGAGGACGGGCTAAGTGCGTTTAATATCGCTCAATTAAACGGATTTCAAGGTACATATGTTGAGTGGCTAAAATCGTTAAAAGGCAAGGACGGCGCAAGTGCTACAGCCGACAACGCTCATCAGTTGTTGCTGCAAGGTAACGTATGGTGCGAAAGTGCCAGCGTTGATGATGTACTCACCGCATTAATTGGTAATATGGGCAAGCCGTTCCCTCGGACTGAATTTAAGCCGTTGACTATTCCAAGCGTAATCCAAGGTCAACAAGTTGTATCTGTTACAGGTGAGCCTCATTATAGTGTTAAGGTGCTCGGTAATGATACACCTTTCACGCTAGACAGTACTGGGACTTGTAGCGTGAATATTCCGCCATTAGGTGAAGATGATATAAAACTCACTTATCACAATTTCACAGGTGCAAAAGTAGGCGATTATACAATTAAAGGCGTTCAAACTGGTGCAGCTGCTGATGATACTCTAACCGATAGTGGCATTAAATATGAATTATTTGGTAGTACTTTAAAAATTAACGCTACAAACTACGAGGATACAGATTTTTCAAGATATCGAGGTCAAGGATTTACGTTTATTCCTTCGGCTTGGGCTAATAAATCAATTTCTAATATTCAAATTAAATCTAGCGTTCCAGTAGTCTTATATTGCAATCAACCTGTCAATAATAATAATGTATCATCTCAACAAATTCCGATTTATGTAAGCAATCCTCAAAATATTAGCTTTAAGACAAATGATTTAGCTAGGTATCGGACACTGAACATCGGTACATTGGAACAGGGGCTCCAGCAGACCACCTTTAATTACACGGAATTAATTTGGTCGGACACTGAACATCGGTACATTGGAACAGGGGATCCAATGGACTATGTATAATTAATCCACAGGAATACTAAAGGGGGAACACATGCAAGAATTAACTGATTTCATGGGCGAGGCTTGGCGAATGTTGACGGATTCGTTCGCGGTGAAAATCTTACTTGCATGTGTTCAACCTATTTAACTATCACACTTAGGGGGGGTGAATGGATATATTGAACGACATTTTGGTAATGCTGATTAGCGGTGTGTCACATGAGCATATTGTCAATATGGGCGTTATCATCATATTAACGACAGTACTGCTATTTATTGACGCAGCGCAACGCATTACGACGGAGGTGCTTAGGTACAATAAGGATAATCACAGGAACAATACGCCTATAACATTACTTACAACGCTCGCATGGTATGGATGGGGCAAGGGTGGATATGTTGATGCTTCTACAGGGCTGAAACGTAGGTACCTTATGAGCGAACGCTTACGATCCGATTTACTAACGAAGTTATGCGTCCAGTACCCCGCGTGGATGGTCTTATCGGTAGTGTTTGAATCGCTACCGGATATCCCGATTCCGAATACGGAACTATTCATGGACCACATTTTTTCATTCCTATTCATGTTGATTCCGTTCTTCTCTGAATGTTGGTCAATTATCGAGAACTTACGTGAAATGGTTGAAGATGACCTCGTCGACTTTGGAAAGGTATTCCACGGTGTACTAGAAATTATCAGAGCATGGAGGGGTAATGGATAAGTTAGCTATCATTAACCGCATCAAGCGGTCATATCAGTCCATTCGAATAGCTGGTATACGGCCAACTGGAGTATTAGCAACGAGGGCACTAGTCCTCGTCATGCTAGTACCTATGATATTAGTCGTTGCCCAGTATGTGCTATCAACGATTAGAGGTTATGTGTCACCTGAAGCAAATCAACTTATCGATAAGGGTATTCTTATCATTGACCACATATTCGTTCCATCAGTGCTTATGTCAATTGTAGGGCTGTGTGGCATGTTTATTGACAAAGACCATAATGGTATACCAGATAAGCTAGAGGAACAGAATACAGTACCTTTGAACCGACCTAGCATACAGCAATTAGCAGATGATGTTAACCATGATGAGAGGGGGAAATAATTAATGTTTAGACAACTTACAATGGACGAGTTACAGTCCTTAGCGCTAGATGCATATGGCCAAATTGAAAAGGCCTACCTGCATTGGACCGGGGTTAAAGGTGGTAAGCACTTCAAGGATTACCATATTAACATTGACCGAGATGGTACGATGTGGACCGATATGGAGGCCTTAACAGACTATAAGGAACACACCTACATGCGTAACAGTAACGCCGTAGGCATAGCTATTGAGGCATGTTGGGATGCAGTCAGTGAAAATAATCTAGGTAGTGAACCACCAACAAAAGAACAGTTGGCCACAATGGCACAAATTATGGCCGTGCTCACTATTAACGCTGGTGTACCACTTGATATACAACATCAAATGACGCACGCTGAAGCGGCCGATAATCGAGACGGCCTCGACCTCTATTATTTAGATCCGACGGGTTATCCAAACAATACATACGGCCCAGACTCCAACGTTGACCGATGGGACCTCTTAGTGTGCCATGCAGGTGATGAACGATGGAGCGGTGGCGACTGGTTACGAGGCACCGCTCGATGGTGGGGCGCTCAGTGGGGGAGTAATATTTAGGAAGGAGCTACTATGTATGAAACTATCAAGACGAAAATTGTATCTGCGTTTACTCTTAAGCGCGTTATTTGTGGTGTGCTTAGCGTTCTTCTCATCGGTTTCGCATGCAGCCTCATCGGAGGGTACCTCGACACAAGAGCCGACTATCAGCGTACCCGTGAGCAGTTGGAACGAACTCAAAGGGCGCTTGATGCAAGCCGAAAGCTCAATCAACAACTCCGAGAAAGCATTACAACAAGCCAACAGCTTAACCGCGACGCAGGGAACAGCATTAACAGAATTGAAGATTATCAACGAAGAACGGACGAAGGAATTGAACGCGCTCAAAGCAATCAACGAGAAACAGGGGCAAGAATTAACGAAAGCCTCCAATCTCTTGACGACGCAAGAAGCGAAATTGAACGAAGCCTCGACCTCATTAGAAGAATTGACAGAGCAAATCAAACGCAACAAACGAACAGAACAGCGCCTTAAAAGGCAACGTGACACATGGGCCGTGGTAAGCGGTGTATTTGGATTAGCAGGTGCAATTCGTCGATGATTGAGAGGTGATCCATATATCTCCTGAGCATGAGCAGGTGGACTCATGGATTGATTTCAAAAGATTATCGAAAGAATGACAAAAGATTAAAGGCCTACGAACTTAGATAATATCTAGGTTAGTAGGCCCTTTTTTGTTTGTAAAAATTATAAAAAACTATTGCATATAACACGGCGAAGTGTTATAATATAATCATAAGGAAGGAGGTGATGCCATTGAAGAAGTTAAGGAAGAAAATAAAAAAGTGGCTACCGATAATAACCGCGTTTATCCAGCTAGCAATTGCGATAGCACAGTTATTAAATCAGTAACCACAGGGGCTCGAAAGAGCCCCAATCTTCCTAACTATTATAACAATGGCGAGCATATGATTTCAAGAGTAACTTTAATAATTAGTATTTTTGCCTTTGTAATATCTGTTTATAATCTATTAGTTATATTGGGGGTACTATAATGAAATTAGATGATGTAATGACTACACAAGAGGCCGGGGAACGATGGAGGGTACCTGCCGATTCTATAAAGCAATGTTGCTTAAAAAGATATGCAATTAAACAATTTACTGATAATGAAGCTAGAAAGTCTGGGCGGAATTGGCTTGTAACGCGCCAGGGTATGGAACGATTATATGGGGAGGAACCTAAAATGTTAAAAGTAATTAATTGTACGTCTAACATACATCAAGTAATGGGAACTGCTGAAACATATAAGGACGCATGGGACATGATATATGAGCGTGAGATGCGTCAATCTCCATGCATCGGTAAGTGGGATAAGGAAGCCTGGGATGATGGCGAGATGGAAGAAGAGTTTCCTAATTTCGTATGGCCGGAAGGAGTTGATTACGTTTGGACGGCTGACTGGATAGCGGAAGTCATTCCTGATCCGAAGGAATATAACGAGGAAGGTGTACGAGGCCTTATTGACGATTTGCTATTATCCTATGAGATTGTGGACGAAAGCATTTGAATGTCTTGTAAATATACTTTATAATTGAAACGATAAACGTTTAAAATTTATTAGAATTTAGAATAGTAGCTCAACTGTGGCTCACCCTATAATACTATAAATCCAGTATTAATCAGTATTTTAGGACCATAGAAATTATTAAAAGAGGATATTAGCATAACTTTAAAAACCCAGTAAACATGCTGTTTACTGGGTTTTCATTTTCTTAAATTTATCAAAAATCGCTATATTTCGTTACAGTAGCTCACCTGTGGCTCACCCT